ATTACAAAGTTGGCAGACGTAATGGTGTGTACACATATTACACTCTACATCTTTACACCATACATTCTTACGACCACAGTTGTCGCAGTGTTCTAGCAACCAAGGGAACTTAGAACCAAAGACATACTTACGCTTAGCCATTACCTACTCCAGATGTTTGTGTCGGCTAGCCACACCTGCTTAGAGCGTGGTGTAGAACTACCGTGTTTTGCTTCTCTAACCTTGAGCCTAGCGATTGCTCGCTTGCTAATGTTAGCTGGTGTAACAGGTATTACAGGTGCTGCTGGTGTTGCTGGCTTCTTAGCCTTGGCTGATTTAGCCATTTGCTTACCTACCTTTCATATAGGTTTGGGGGCTTAGTCACTTCTAGATAACGACTACCTAAAAGGTTGCGTGTCTCTTGGTTGTAACTAAGCCCCCTTGTGTGATTAGTGAGCCTTGCCAGACACTTTCTGTTAGTGTTTATCTAACCTTGCTACCGTTATGGTTTATACCGCAAGTAAGAAAGCCGTTAGCCGCTTTATTACACTCACTTACCCTTAGAACGCCCCTGTATCGGGGGTCTAAGGGGGCTGTGCCCCCTTTACTGCTCTCTATGGGGGTCTTTATACTATAGAGATACAGAGAAGACTTAGGAGATAGACCCAATAACTATCCCTGCTTCTATTGGAGAAGACTTACTTACCGTAGTGCTCTACGAACTCCGTTACGAACTGTAAGAAGTTGCTCTTCCTATTAGGTTCTAGAGCATCATACACACAGGAGTTACAGCCCTCTTCTTCTATGTCCATAAGAAGACTGTCATAGGCATTCTCTTGCTTAGAGAACTCTCCTATTACAGAGCCGCTTGTAAAAGGGTTCTGTAATACAAGTAGTTTTCTTTGGACTCTAGCTCTTAGGGCTACAACAGCATTACGGCTTGCTGTTAGTATTTCCGTATGCTTACACCCCTTAGACTCTTCTATGGTCTCTACGGGGCTCACAGGCTCTTCTGGAGCATAGTGACAGTCACACTCACACTCTCTCTCGTGGCAGTTGTGCTCTTCGTTCTTGTAGCACTCTGCGTGTATGTTCCCTTTGAAGTGGGACTCTACACACGGACATTGTTCTTTACTCATTGTCTTCTCCTGTTTCGTAGTATTCTTTGAGCCATTTAGTCTCAAAGGTCTCTATGGCACACAAGTCTGCCCTAGTAACTCTCTTAGCCTTAGTAAGCACTTTCTTACGACGCTTAGGGAGTGCTTCATCAGCAAATCTCCCTAACATATTGTCTATGTGCTTACTTGCAAGGGTCTCTACCCAGTAAGTATCTCCAAAGACATACTTGCTCTTACTCATTAGGACCTCCCTTATCCTGCTTGTGGTTCTCTTTGAACACTCTTAGAGCCTTAGGCTCTCTTATTTGATACTCATCAGTCTGATACTGAGTATTGAGAGCTTTCTTCTCAATAAGAGCATCTTCTTCATTGTCAAACAAGGCAACTATCTTGCCGTGTCTCTCAACTGCCCAATACATCACTTAGGACCTCCTTAGTCTTGTAGGGTCTTCGTTATAGCGAATGTCTCTTAGACCGTAATACAGTCCCCAGAACATCCCTGTAATCCAGAAACGGCTTGTAGAGTGTGGTCCCCACATAGGCTCCCACACACCATCTATCTGGACTTCCCAGATATACTTGCTCTTAGCCATAGTTTGGCTCCTTTCTACTTGAGCGTGCCCTAGGGGGGCATTGAACCCCTACGCTCTTGCCCTAGGGCTGTGGTGCCGTTATACTTGATAACAGCAACGGGCAGGCTTCGTAAGTCTGGTGATAGACTCACTTAGCCTGCCCGTGTGATGAGCAGTAGCCGAACTTACTTCTGTAGTTCTGCTACTAACCAGTCAATGTCTGACTGATTGACTCTTGCTAGTCCCCAAATGCCACGGGAACCTCTAGAGCGGGATAGACCCTGTTCACCAATGAACTCGTCTAGGGCGTAGAATGTCTCTACGCGGTCTAGCGGGATGTAGCATCCGCCGTTCTTGGTGTCCTTGCCATCGTGAATGTTGACGCTTTCAGCCTTGATGGCATCAGCAACACGAGGGCTGACGTTCTTACTGCTAAGAACGTCGTTCTGGTCCTTGCCGTAAGTGTAGAGGTCTACAACTACAGCGGCGGCTTCAATAGAAGAGAAGTTGTTGCCATCTACTTCTACCTGAGCGCTTAGGCGTGGTAGTAACTCGGCTAGTAGGAGATTCATAATCTCCTTGTTGCCAGCGATTACTGCCGCCTTAGTTTTCTCTGTAAACAGAGATAGTAAGGTTTCAACCAGTTCCACCTGGTTAGGTGTTTCAACAGGGACTACCGCTGTTGATTCGGTTTGCGATGTTGTAGTTTCCATCGCTATCACTCTCCTTAGAGTAATAAAGAGACACTAGGGCGGTTGCCCTAGTGTTGTGAACCATACCTAATGCGATACGGCACACACCTAACTAGGCGGTATCAGTGATGCCGTCTAACTAGGAGTATGCCGTAGCGTAAAGGGCTAGCGTGTAGTCAAGTGTTATGACCGCTTAGGGCGGTTAGGTTGCCTATTTATCAACCTAACCGCCTAAGCGTGTTTAGCGGTGTATAGGCAGACACCTAGACACCAAACTATTCACACCCTAGAAGTTGCCTACTAGGGCGATAAGTGTATGTTAGCCGATACGCCACCGCTACCCTAACGCTAATGACCTAGGTTATCGCCAGATTGAAAACACGGTTGAGCTCTTTTAATATTAAGCAGTAGCCTAAACGAGTTCGCCATTTAGCCACATCTTGTCTGATTTGCTGAGGTTGCAGTGTGCATGTGTGGGTTTTATATTATCGATGATATCGCAGCCCTTCTTTGATATAGGTATTACATGGTCTAGATGCAAGCCCTCTGAGCTTGTTCTAGGAGCATCTAGGTCAATTTCTTCGTTGCAGAGGTAGCAAACAGTGCCCCAACGCTCTATAATCATCTCTACAGTGTAGTGCTCCCAGCCCCACTTGCGTTTATCACGGGTTTGTAGAGTTTCATCACGTACACGGTAGTTAATCTTAGGAAGACCGTGTTTCTGCAGAAACCGCCTACGCCTTCTTATTTTATTTATTTCTTTTCCACGGTAATCTGGATGGTTTGGGTTGAGTTTATCCCGCCAATACTGTATCTCAGCGTCATAACATAGTTTACATTCATCCTTAGGACGCCCCAGCACCCTGACATGAAGACGGTATCCGGCCCTAGTTCCACACGGCGGAGTTGGTCTAGGCATTAAATGCCCCTGCAATCTGCTCAATTAACCTCATATTGTTAATTTACAACGAGGTTAAGAGCTTGTCAAGTGTTTTTAGATTCTTTTTTTCTTTTTGAAGTCCACATTGATAACTTCGCCATTCACAGTTCCATGTTTAACTTTGGCTTCTTGAGATGCTTTCTGTAAAGCAGAGTGAGCTGGATGGGATTCGTATCTTACAGTAGGACTCTCATTTTCGCCAGGAAGTTCTTCAACTGGCTTTTCTTCAACATCTGGACCCGCCATAGGACATTCAGGGTCATAAGGACCGGTGTGCTGCCAGTCTTCTTTGCCCTCAGGTAGGTGGAGTTTGCCCTTACATCCAGGGCAATTCATTAAGGTTGGTTCTTCAGCCATTATAGCAGGGGCGTTCTAAGGCTTATTTTTTGTATTGACGGCCAAGAACGTGCTTAAGACCTTTATAGCCAACATAAGTAGCAGCAGCAATAGCTGCATCTCTCATTGCAACAGGAGCAGCCTGACTAACAGCATCCATAAGATTAAGCCCTGGTTTTACAACCTTTTCTAAGTGAGGAAGTATTGAATAGCCTGAGCCATCAGGGTTTTCCATAAGCTTGTTTGTAACTGTCTCTTTAACAGATGGACTTGTCAAATCGCTTACACGAACTGCACCAGATACTAGGCCAGTTCCACCGGCAACTTTAGCGGCATTCTTAAACATTCCCATAATAATCAATCCTTTATCTTATATCTTTATTTTGACATACTATCATAGACATTTAGGTATAAACTAATTAGGACTTAAGATTAAGGATAAATCATGCAAAGAGAAAACCACGAAGGTCGTACTGACCTATACGCTCCAGCAGCGGAAGCAAGTCAAGGCCAGCCATGGGCAACTGGTGATATGATACGAGCAACTAGAGAGCACTATAATGGAATTACAAAGCCAAATGGTAAACCAATGTATCATCCAGGCGCTGTTTACAATATGCAACATGACCCAAGACTTATTCTTGGACATAGTGATTACGTTCACAGTGGTTTGCACCGTACACTAATAGAGGGACAACACGTTGCTGATAACGATGCCCGATTAGCTCGTGCAAAGAGAAACCCACGTGCAAGAGTATCAAGAGCAGAAGCGGGTGCTCCAGCTCCAGGCGTAAAGGGTAGAGAAGCAGCACTTGCATCCATGCCCCACCACGCAAGAGAAACTGCTAAAGCCAAAACTCAAATTCGTGCACTGAACAAGGTAAGAGGCCTCCCATCTAACAATGGTCTTTACGTAGAGACACTGGCATCAGGAAGCACCAAGAAAACCCGTAATCAACGTGGAGCATTCCGCACTAGATAAAAAAGGCCGAAAAAGTGCCTCCCGTCGTTGAACAAGGATAGCTATGGCTAGAGATGCAGAATACTGGGCTCGTAAAGAGCACTTTGAACGTACAGGTGAGTGGCCAGAGACTCCTGCTCAGGCTAGAAGACGTGAAGCTAAAGAACGTGAACAGGCTCATCCTGCCGTGTCCCAGCAGCTGTCAGACGCTCCTAAAGTCGAATCAACTGAAGAGCCTCAAGAAACTCATACTGAAAAAGTAGTTAGACTATGGCATGAAGCTAATCCAGGGTTTAGATAATAATGGGTTTAGAACATTTTGCAACTGGTAGTGGTGAGGGTAGGGGAAGTTCATCTGAGCCTATTACTATTTCTATGTTAGGTAGAACTGGAACTGTACTCCCAAAAAGCCCATTGACTGGGGATGTTACTAAAAACATAGAATTTGCAGCTGAAAAAATGTACCAAGCTGAGTTTCAATTTAGAAGCAGAATACCAAAAGAAACAAGGCTTTTAAATGAAGATAACACGAGAGAGCTAGTTCACACCGCTATTCATCACCCAGCAATGGATGAGGTTCCTGGAATTGATGAACTTAGAAAAACATTTGATGCATCTAATACTCGGCATTTAGGTATAAAAGATAATCTAGGCTATACTCTTGGTGATGATAAAGATAGAAACACTTTAGGAATAATTGTCCCTAAAGAAAGGCATGTACTTAACGGCCGTGTTCCTTTACCAAAAAACTTAATGAGATTAGCAAGAATTAACGATACACTTTATCCCTCAGTAACTCCAGACCACCCTGCTTTTGGTAAAATTAATAAAATTACTACTACCCATGAAACCAGCCATTTGATGGTAGGCCAGCAGTTGTATAATGTTGCACACCAATGGCCTATGGCTAGACTCCATTTGCATCTAGTAAATACCCTATTTGGTAAAAAGCACGGTGATGCTCTTAAAGACTGGTATAATCGGTATGATGTTGACCATTAAGACTTGACAAACATATAAAGTATCCTTTAATATATAAATAGATACGCCAATTGGGTATCATAAATAAATACTGTGCTACGGGCAGTAATCATTGCATTGTAATGCAACATTCCAATGCAGTTTATTGCAGTCTGATGCACAGTTGTCGTCTAAGGAGACAAAATGCATATAGAACCAAATCCACATGACCCATGGGACAAGCACAAGAAGCCAAACCCATATGACCCATGGGATAAACATGACAAGTGGCAGAAGCCAGTACCTACAAAGATTATTACAATCTCTGACTTGTTTCCACGTCTAGACCGCCTTTCAATTGGCTGGTCACCTATCCTTGACCAACTCAAGGAAATTACCTCAAACAAACCTACTTATCCTCCATATGACATTGTGTCGTTGAAGGATAACGTAAACCTACTCAACGTGGCCGTAGCAGGCTTCACAAAGGACGAAATTACTGTAACCGTGCAGGAGTCCATTTTGACCATTGAAGGCCGTCAGAGCGACAAACAGCGTGGTGAGGTAATATATCAAGGTATTGCTACTCGTGACTTTAAGTTAGAGCTAGCTGTTGCTGAATACTGGGAAGTCACAAAAGCTGAACTTGAGAACGGTATGCTGGTTATTCAGTTCAATAAAGAACTTCCTGAAGAAAAGAAACCTAAGGTAATTGACATCAAGTAACTTTGGTGTATACTAATAGCCTGGGGAAGTTAACGCTTCCCCAGGTTTAACCTAGGAGATAATATGGCAAAGCCAAAAGGCAATCGTAATGACAACCGTCCAAATGGGAAGGCTTCTAAAAAGCACCCTAAAATTTGGGATGCAATTAAGCGCAAGTTAGTTAAGTCATAAGATGCCTACCTACCAATACAAGTGTGAAACCTGTGAAGCTACTGTTAGCCATGTAGTTATGATATCTGAGGAACGTAAACTGCCTGAATGCTTATCTTGTGATAAAGATATGGTCCGTGTATTTTCCGCACCTTCACTGACCTTTAAAGGTTCTGGATGGGGGTCTGACAGGTGATTCCTCCAACAATTAATATAGGTACCCAGGTTTGGACTATTGTAGAGCACACCTCTAAAGAAGACGGCATGTTGTATGAAGACAACTACGGTTACACTATGGAACGTCGTAATATGATTGTTTTAGATAAAGATGCTTCTGACAGCCGTAAGCGTCAAGTGCTAATGCACGAAATTCTTCACGCTATTCGTTTTACTTTCTTTACTGGAAGTAAAATGAACTCTAAGCTAAACTTTGAAGATACAGAGCATTACTTCATTGGAATGTACGAAGAAACGCTACTTATGGTGTTTAAGGACAATCCGGAGCTTTTAGACTACTTACTTAGTTAATAGTTGCTCAACACAAACATCTGTGCTAGGGTGTTTGTATAACTTAATAGAGAATGTCACTTAGACAATAAACGACCCCAGTGCTAACTACCCAGGAAAGGTAAGGTCGCCAAATGAAAAAGTACGTAATAATGGCCAGCATACTTATAACGTTAGCTGGCTGTTCTGCATCAGCATCACTTGCTGTTTCACAGGACACAACCGTAGTAAAGCAACACCAAGTAAAAGAAAAATCTCTTCAGCAAATGGTAAAGCCACAACGCAATACTATTCAAATGAAGAAAGTTGTAAATTATCTGAAGACTCGTGTAGGAAAAACTTCTTATGTGTTCTCAGGTTCCAGTCCCCGTGGATGGGACTGTTCAGGTCTAGTACGCTGGACCTATGAACGATTCGGTATTGAACTACCACATTCAGCAAATAAGCAAGCTCATCTAGGCACTAGGGTTTCAAAACCTAAGCTAGGAGATATTGTAGTGTTTGCCTATAATGGTTCTACTAATTTCTATCATGCCGCTATCTATATTGGCAATGGCAAAATAATTAACGCACACTATGGAGCACACTCTACAATCATTCAACCTTTGACTGATTATAAAAATAATCAAATAAGGTTTGTGAGAGTAGTTAAAACTCTATAGACAAGTAGCCCCATCAGTTTAGGCTGGTGGGGCTTTCTGTTTCTGTCATACTATTTATATTAAAGATTAATGGAGTCAAGCTATGTGTGCAGGTTGTAAGAGTTATAGTCAAGATTTTGACAATAAACCATTTTTACCTACTAGGAACGGCTCAATGGGCGATGACGGTATAGCTATTAAAGATAGCACTAAATTTGATGGTACCGGTGACCAAGACGAAAAGTTTGAAGGACAACACCCAGGTAAATCTGCTGGAGCTAAACAAGTTGAATATAGTGGAAGACAGTAATGCCAACACAAACAAAGCTTACAAAAAAAACTAAAGGCATGTATGCCGGCCAAGCAGTAGCCATTGGACAATATCTTGATGGTAATCTCGGAATGACAAGTGGAACTCAACCCTATGAGCTTCCAATGCAGACTCGTGGAGAACAAACTCCGAGTAATTATGCTTTTAATCAATGGCCTTACATGGTGTCGGGGCAAACTAACTATGACCCATCTACATTACAGCCTGGCTCTAACTTAAGTGCAGTACAGCAAGGTGCTCAAGGATTAGCTAGAGATGCTGGTATTGGTGATGTAGAAACTGGAAATCCTTCTGGCTTGAACGGTATGCCAAGTAATTAACAAACTTTTTTTGTATTCTTAATATAGAAAATACAATCTCCTCATTAATACCGTTACAATTTGTAGCATCTTTATATTAGTTAGAGGTCTTAAATGAAACTTACTGGAAATGTCCTTCTCAGAATTTTGGCGACGTTTGTTGCGTCCGCTCTTGGTGTTATCGGTGCTGGTAGCCTCGGTGGGGTTGCTCCTGCTACTGCTGCTCTCGTTGGTGGTATTTTGGCTGTAGCCAAGGTAATCGAACGCCTATCAATTGCCTTCCTAGAAGATGGCAAACTATCTAATGCTGAAATCAATGCTGCCTTCCAGCAGTCTGTTCAGCTAAAGAACGTTAAAGAAGAAGAGCCTAAGAAGTAATGATGGGCTTGCGTAAATTCGCAGCACTATTCGTTCCCCTCACAACGCTATTCTTACTATTTGGCTTGTCTAGCCCTGCTATGGCTGACAGCACTACTGACTACAACCAAAAGGTTGCTGAAGCACAAGCAAAAATTCAAGACCTTCAGAATCAGTTAAACAACGCACAGGCTAACCTAGATAGTTGGACTAACTCATCTAACTCCCAGGCTGACCAACTTAATTCTGCCCAGACTGCCGCTACTGAAGCAAAAGACGCTTTAGAGACCGCTGTGTCTGATTACAACAGTAAGAAGGCTGACTACGATGTGGCTTTTGCTGATGTTCAGGCTGCTGAAGCAGTAGTTGCTCAGGCAATAGCCGAAGTAAACGCTGCTGCTGATGTTGTGGATTCCACTTATGATTCTTACGCAGTAGCCCAGCAGAACGCTGATAACGCTCAGGTTGCTATGAATCAGGCACAGAATGACTACGACACTAAGTTAATCAATGTTGGTGGCACTGGTAATACTCCTGGTTTGAAGGTCGATGTTTACACAGGCGTTAGTCGTTATGGAAATCCTCCTTCAAGGTCTGACGTTACTTACACTAAATGTAAAACAATAACTGTAAGTAACATTGACGCTAACTGGGGTGGCGGTGACATTCTTGGTTGTGGTTCTGACTACATCATGCTTCACTACCGTGGCTACATTACTTACCCAACTACATCTAAAGTTTACTTCCAGGCTCCTGCCGATGATGGTTTCTACATGTCTATCAACGGAACTCAGGTAATCAACGACTGG